ATTTTAACTAAGTCAAGTTGTGGTTCATCAACGTGATATAATTCTGGTACAATCGGAGCTTTACCTTTTTCAACTATTACTGATGCTTGGATTCCAATTCGATCACATCCTTGTAAATAAGATATTCTTGAATATGCAATTCCTTCAAATCCTGTAATTGGGTCTCTAACTTTGTCTCCTAATTTAATCTTTTTCATTTCCCTTACCTTTCTTTTTTATTTGTCGTCCAGCTATGACGAAATTTTTTAAACATAACATTTATATCCACGAAAACTGAAAGAGTTTGGGAAAGAATCGTGGCATAATTTCCCATTATGTGCTTTGTTTTATCCAGCTTTTAAAGTTCATAACTGATGATTTTAAAAATTTCTCTGTTACATAATCTTTGTATTGTTTTTTTTCTGGTTTTTTGAAATGTTCTTTAACTGTCCATTCCTGATAATCATAGTATTTTTCAACACTAATGTTGTTATCTACACAATATCTAATATCATCGAAACTCATATAGACATCAAAATCTATTGCAGCAACTCCACCAATAACATCTGCTACCCAGAAATCAAGTTTGTAGTCAGTTCCTTCTAATAGTTTATCAACATATTTTGCAACCAGCTTCTCAAATTCTTTTCTCATTTAATCCTCCAGCACATAACATCAGCGTCAGTGCGTTAGTTTTCTTTGCAGGCACGGCTTGACATCTTCGATGTCGCACCGCACGCTCACACATTATGTGCAACTTATTTTTTCTTTTTTATTTCCCATTGAGATAACCATTTTATTGGTTTTATTGCCCACCAAAATATAATTCTCACAATTTCCTTCGTTGATATTCTTTTCCTTTCTTGGGTTTTATCCCAGTCAAACCATGCTTTCGTTACAGCATAGTCACATCTACCATCTTTGTGCTTTTTAGTTACATAATACTTTTCTGGTTCTTTCATTTTTTCCTCCAAGTCTTTTATTATTCAATTACCCTTCTAATCTTCTTTGTATATTTTACCATCTTCCGATTGCCATATAACCTCAACTTTATCCTTCAAAACTTTCCAAAACGCAGGGAATCGCTTTTTGAGTTGTTTATGATCCTTAATTAATGTTTTGTTATTATTAAAGAACTTATTATCATCTTCACTATCAGCGGTTCTACACAAGAATATCTTGCGAAGATAACCGTCTTTATAAGGTATTCGCCCTTTAATCAAAGCTAACTTACAACCCTTGCCCAGTAAGTATTCGGCAATAGCTTCGATAATAGGTAAGTCGATATTGTAATTCTCAACGGGTGTTTCTGTGATCGGTATATAATATTTTTGAATTTCTTTCATCTCTTCCTCTTTATTTCTATTTATTATTTACTGCTACAGTGTGTCAAGTAATATTTTTTGAATAACCTAAATTTTCGTTTTGCCAATCAATGAATCTACCGTTGGTTTTGTTATAGTTTACAGGTGATTTGTACAAACCACCGTATCTATTTTTCAATATTTCAACTGATGTTAAGTTGTATAAATCTTCTTGTGTGTATTCTTTACCTACCATTTTAATACCTTTCTCAAGTTCTTCAATGTAGTTTGAGAAAGTACATAATCCAATTACTCCATCTGCATCTTGTTCAATAGCACCTGATTCACGTAAATCCGATAGTTTTGGTCGTTTATCGTGTCGCATTTCTAAGCCTCTGTTAAGCTGTGATATTGCGATTACACAAACACTAATATCCCCTGTAAGTATTTTAAGCTGTCTTGAATTTTCTGTCATTCTATCAATCATTTTGGGATATTGCGGATTAGATGTGAGTTGTAAATGGTCAACGTAGATATTATCAAGTCCTCCAAGTTTTGCTTTCGCCTGTAATGCAATAGCTTTTATTTCTACCGGCGTTACGCCTCGTTTCGTGCTAATAAATATTGGTAAATCGTTTAATGTTTCTCCTGCCTGTGCAAGTTCTTTTTGTTCAAGTGCAGATAGATCATGTGGATATTCTATGCGTCTACTATCTATTCCCGATACAAAAGCCAGCATTTTAACTATCAGATCCGTCTCTTCCATTTCCTGTGAAATTATACAGCTTTTCTTATCGTGATATGCAGAAGTAATAGCTGATTGTAGCATTAAAGTCGTTTTCCCATGTGCAGGTCTTGACGCTAAAATAATTAATCTACCCTTTTTCGGGATTAAGTTATTATCTATACTCGTAATTCCAAACCATGCAGTTCTATCCTCTTCTTTATTCTTATCTTTGATTTCCTGTATTTGTTTTAATGTGATCCTTAATGCGTTTTGGATAGAGAATAAATGTTTGATAGTAGATTTTGAAGTTATCCTTGTGAATAGCTCATTTTGAATATCCTGTGGTGTTTTCTCACCTGATTCTGCTGTCCTTACAATCCACTTGCCAGCTTCGATTATTGATCGTAGTTCCTTTTTCTTTGTGATAATATCAATGTGATGTTGTAAATTAGCACTACTCAGAACTACATCAGAAAGTTCATTTATGAACGCTTCACTACCAACCACTTCTAATTTAGTTTCAGTTTTTAGATTATCAATTAATGTTAGAATATCAATTTCGGTATTGTCATTGAACATTCGTTCCATTGTGTTGAAAAGGATTTTATGCGGATTCATAGTGAAATATGACTCGTCTATAAGTTCTACGGCTACTGCTACCGATTGCGTGTCTATCATCATTGCGGATAGGACTGCAGCTTCTGCATTAATATCGTGTATCATTTGTGTTGCCACATTTTAGTAAGTTCTTTTTTAATTTTCTTTTCATTTTCAACAGCCTTTGCATATTCCTTTTGTTTAGATTCAATTGAATTAAACATTGGAACTGAATTATCAAACATACTCATTGGATTGTAGTTTTTCATAATTCCCCCTATTTATAATTTGGTATATCATCTTTTTCTATCCAATCTAATTTAAAATCAGTTTTTCGTTTGGTTTGACTTTATAATCAATCAGTTTTGAACGCTTGTTTAATATCCATTGTCCACAATCATTCTTCCAGTTCTTTACTTTTTTACCATTAGCTTTTATCCATTCGGTTTCTTCTCTAACAGAAAAGTATAATTTGGCTTCTGTTTTTACTGCTTCAATATTAATGTTAGTATATTCCTTTTCTGCTCTTCCTGTGAAGTATTTTAATAATGTGTCGAAATCTGGGTACATATCTTTACTTTTATCCTTATCTTTATCCTTATCTTTATCCCCTTGCAAGGGGCGTGTAAGGGTCTTAAATAGTTTCCTTTCCTTTAAGATTTTAATAACAGAATTATGAACCCTATTGTTTTCTTGTAGTTCTCCATATTGATATTTAATAAACGGAATAATAAACCATTCTTTACCATTATTAATTTCCATTATGCGAATTTTATCCTTGTTAAAATAATCTATTGCATCAACTTTATTAATTGGCATATCATTACCAATATAAATTTGTGCAATAATAAAATCAACAATCCAAATACCCGCATGATTACAATCGTGATAGAGATAATCCCAGAATAATTTATAAGCCCCTTTCAAACCTCTAAAGAAAGGTTTTTTGTATTTATCAGTTGAGGTCATTCTTTTAGCCATCTTATACCTTCCTTTTTTCAGTATTCTCAAAGCGTTTACAGTATTTAATATCGTTGTTTAATTTAGTAGCTTCTTTATACTGTTCACAGGTTTTCTTTAACTCACATTTCTTGCAGATTATAATTTTCTCCCTTCGACATTTCCCACAAAATTATTAATCGGATCGTTGTCAAGAACTTTATCAAATATTTTAATCGGTCAAAATAAAAATGACCTGATAGAAAAAATATATCTTGACTTTTTTTAATCGAAAATTAGCTTTGGCAACGTGAGTTAAAAAGGAAAAATAACTTGGAGGTTATTATGAAAGAAGTAATATTGATTTTTGGTTTAGGTCTCGCAGTTCTGCTATTATTATTTGGTGCATACATGCTTACCAGTGATAATAATATTACAACAGTTCAAATTCCACAAGAGGTTATTTTCAGAATGGCATTGGAATATCACGGTATTGAAGAAGCGTATATCAACACCGATATTAACTGCTTCTATTTTGAGAGAGATGGACAGCATTGTAAACTATTCACAACCGAATTTGAAAGATGGGTACTATCACAGCCCATTGTTGATAGTTATTATAGGTAGGGGTGGTAAGAAATGGAAAAGACACTATTTGAGATATTAAATCCTGATGCAGTTATTAAAAGCATTGAAAAAAATCAGGAAATAATTGATAGTTTGAAGATGCCAGAATTGGAAACCGAACCAGAACTAAATGAATGTGAGATGTGCGGTCAAAAAACAATGTCAGACCTTGTTTGCTACGTTGACAAGGGTCTTGATGTTTGCGAAGATTGTGATACTAAATTAAGCAATGACGGAATAAGCACCTGCGAAAGTTGTGGTAGCTTATCC